GTTATGTTGCAACATTAGCTACATTTAATGTACCACTAAGCACCAACGGTAATACTATAACTGGAAAAACAGAAAGCCCCGGGACAAATAGTACAGCTATGGCAAGCACGGCTTTTGTACTGGCTAATTCGGCAGCAATCCTCCGCGCATCAAACGACCTTACGGCGCAAACAGCGGCTGGCAACATAATTGCACCGTACACCGTTGTCGGCGCTGATGGCTCATTTATGGTCACAGCGAATTTGAACATTACGGCTATATCGGTAGATGTTATCCAAACACAAGTAGTTTATACCGATGAAACTAATACTTCACGTACACTTATAATGTACGGTATGGGTACAACATCGGCTGGGTTAACAACAACTGGAGTATCTAACTATGCACCTGTAGCTGAACTAAGAGCAAAGGCGGGGACTACTATTACTGTTCAAACAACATTAACAACTGGGGCTGGTTCGATAACATTTAATGCGCATGCCAGTATAATACAAATAAGATAACAATAGATGCGGCAATGCTTAAAAACGAACTGGATAAAAATACCTTAAAAAAATAGCACAATAATTGCTATAACTTATATATAATGACAGCTATAGAAAATTCCCAAATAAAAGAGTTAAGCGCACAAATTCAAACTCAAAACATTAGGCTTGAAGCGCAAAACGCAAGATTAGAGCATTATAATAATCATGCAGAAGAAATGAGAGGTATCCTGGATAATATCCAAATGGCTTTATTAGGTAATCCTATAAGTAAAGATGGGGGATTAGTTAAAAGAATTGAGGATGTTGAAACCGGCTTAACAGGTATTACAAAGGTATTATCAGAATATAAATCTAAGTGGATGGGTATAGTATGGCTAATTGTTGTTGCAGGTGGCGCATTAGGATTAATTTATTACGCAACTTCAATTTGGAAAAATTTATTAAAATAGTAAAACTATTTGACATGATATGGGACATATACAAGAAATAATTCAAGACGCTAAACAGTGGATTGGTACCGAAGAAATTCAGCCTAATCTGGGGTTTAAGAACGCAGCATTTCAGGCTAAAATGAATAAGGTAGGATTTTATAGATCGGCTTCGTGGTGTGGTTTTTTTGTAATGTTAGTATTATTCGATACCTATGCCGATGCTATAAACATATTAACCTATCTTAAAAAATACTGTTCGCCATCAACGCATCAAATGTGGCTTAATTTCAAGGCTTCTAAGGAGGTTATAACCGGACAGATACCAAAGTTAGGCGCAGTTATTATTTGGCACGAGGGTGATGGTACAAACGGGCATACAGGCATAGTTTCATGGGTTGCAGAAGACGGTAAAACTTTTAAATCGATTGAGGGCAATACTAATGGGGCTGGCGGCCGCGAAGGTTATAGGGTTTGGGAAAATACGCATACAGTTGGTTTACTGCACTCTGAAAAAGGATTAAACATTTCAGGATTTGCTTATATGGTTGATTAAAATGAAAACACATCTATTTGTATGGATATTATTTGCACCTCTTGCTTTTCTTATTGGAGAGGTTAATGGCCAGGTTGTGAAATATCCATGCTATACTTCATATTGGAATGCAAAAACGCTGATACCAGATAGCGTAATTTGGATAGCGAAACCACATACAAAAACAGTTGGTAGAGAAGCGGGCTTTCATTCTACATCGGGCAGGCAAAACTTATCAAGAGATTATGCCCATTCAGAATTTGATATTGGCCATAACGCTGATGCAAGCGACATGAATGCCAACAAAACAGACGAGTATAATTCATTTGACTTTGTCAACACATATCCACAACGCCCTAATTGCAACCGTTTAACGTGGTTAGCGTTAGAAAACTATACGAGGCGACTAAACATGCCTGTAAAAGTAAAAGTGTCTTATATTGGCTTAAATGGCGCAATAGGGGTTGATAAAGTTTATATACCTAAATATTGTGTAAAGGAATTATGGTATAGAGGTCATTATGAAAAATATGTTATTCCAAATCAAGATACTTGCATCAAGCATTCATTCACATTTTATAGAGTAAAATAAATCATGGCAGAGACAAACGATCCGGTAATTGCGCAGCAACCCGTAGTTACTGACGAAAAGAACACTAAAACAGTAGTTGGATTATCAGGGTTATCACTACCGACACCTGATAAGGTTAAGGCTATTTTTAAAATGATAACTTTCTTTACTGTTATCATACCCATTGTGTTTACTGGTATTTCAAGCATCCCGGTTGAGGTTAAGCAGCAAGTACTCGAATACATGGGCGTAGCTGTTTTGGTATTGCAAAAAGCTGAGGACTTTTGGGGTATTCAGGTAAGCTAATTAAAAAAGCCGCCCCGTCCTTGCGACTTGGCAGCTTAACATAAACCAATTATTATGAAGAGTCTTACTTAACAGTTGGCTTTACCAACACGTTATAAACATACAATGCGTAGGTGACTATCTTCTCCCAAATAGTGCCAGGTACAGCTACCATTGAAACTGCTTTAAACAGGCCGTCCCAAAATAGCTTCCATCCCGTATCCGTAGTTCCTAATACGTGTTGCGCTAAGCTGGTTAAAAAACTTGGCAAATCTTCGCCGACAATCTTTTCAGCCAATGATAGGTCGGTAATACCCGATTGCAAGAGGGCCAATATCTTAGCCTCATCAAATTGCGGATATGCCTTTTTAACCAGGTATATAATTACTACAGGAGTTTCTGAAAGGTTTAGCTTGATTATTTGGAGCATCCCGGATACGGCAGCTAAATCGGCCTGTATTTTGGGATCTTCGCCGGCAAACGATTTAGCAATTACGCCAAATTCTTTTACCCCCCAATTGAAAGGGGCTGTGATTACTCCTGCTATTCCGGCCAGTATTTTGCCGGCTTCTGTTTTTTGTTTTGGTGGTGTGTTTGTTTGATCTGTTGTTTCCATTTTTTTAATTTAATTTGTCTTTTACTGCCAAAGCCGCATTTAAGCGGCTAATTGGCGAGTGTGGCGCCAGAAGTCCACAATTGTTAATTTGGTGTATCTTATTCAAACCAACTATCAACATAGTCAGTTATATAATCAGACCATTCGCCGTTTGTTTGTAATTCGCTCATATCATTGCTTTTTAGGAACCTCAACATTTTTAACCTTATCAGCAACCATTTGCCGCCTGATTTGCTCATACATCACTGATAACGCGATATTAAGGCGCTGGTTGAACGATGTAACCTGATTGGCCGGTAACACGCTGGTTGATACCATTGCGCTCTGTAGGCTATCAATTCTTTGCGTAATGGCAAATAAATCGCGCTGTGATAGTTTGACAGTTACGGTGTCGGGCAAATGTTGTTGCGACTTTGCAGAAAATACGCAAATTAATAAGATTGCAATAACTGCAAAAATGGTGATCAGATCCTTTTTCATGTTTTGTTTTTCGAATTGTTTAAGTGAGTTCATTATTATTTGGGATTTGTTAATGTGATGCTATTATTTTAATCATTTGCCCTATTTTGGTTGTTTCAATGATAAAAGCAGGCCCTAAAAATTCGCATTGTATTGCATATACCAAAAATTGAGCGCACAAGTCTGCTTTAATAATAACCCTTTTGCCACTTGCTAATCTTGTAGCCAATAGCAATAGCCAATGTTTTTTATAGTGCGTCATATTAATTTTAGTTTTTTGTCTGAAATATACGCTATCAAAATCAACGGGATTAAGATTATTAAAATGGCCAATAAGTATAGACGGTGCATTGTTATTTTAAGTTTGAATGATAAATTATTTCGGTTATTGCTAATATAAGCAAGCCTGTAAACAGTGCGATGATTGCTATTTTTTTCATGGTTAAAACTCCTCCCGTTTAATGTCGCAATTCAAATGCTCACAATCGGTACAAAGTATAGCCCCGCATTCGTCACATTCAGTAAATTGGCCTCCCTGGATTTCCTCGCCGCAATTATCGCAGGTTGGATTGTGGATTTGGTTTGCTTCTGACATTGTTAGGCGGTTCTAAGTACGGTTATTGTATCGTTTTCAAATTCGGTTATAGTACAAGCGATGTTATTTTTTGCCTTATACATAGCGTATGCAGCGGTTACGTTTTTCTTAATGGCCCCGGTAATGGTGAAACTTTCACCAATCTTTGCCAAATGCTTAAACGGGTATTTTGTGCCCTTGCGTAATTTTATTTTGCTTGCCATATTATAAAGTAATATAATGACTGTACCACCTGATTAATAATTGAGCGGGTTCTGAATGATTAAAACCACTTGCATCTTTGTTTGGTATCTTAAAGAATACCTGAATGTCTTTACTAACTAAAAATTGAAGTGTGCAATCGAATGTAGTAAATTCAGTGCCAACTGCAAATTTATAAGCCGTTGGTTTCTCCTTATATAAATGCTTCTTTATTTCTGTAAGTGTAAATTCCATTTCACAAACCTACAACTAATTTCTAATAAAACAATAGCAAAACAAAAATAAATCATTTACTAAATAAATATTAAAATAAATTTGCAAATACAAAACCAATCCGTATCTTTGGGCATACCAAATCAAAAGAAAATGAAAAGTAACAGAATTGTACAAGTAGACGAAAACGGCGAGTTTAAAAAAACGTTTTTCTACAAGGGTGATGATAAACGCATTAGCCATATCCGTAATCATCCGGGGGTTAATGCGCTGGCTGCATCGTTGGAACGCGGTAAGGCGTTAATTGCAAGCGGGAATGATTGTATTACTAAAAGCAAATCATTACTGTCATGAAACACTACAATCACATCACAACCCTATCCGATAACACCCCCGTTTCAATTGATTTTGAATCGGACGGGTTTACGGTTCAAATTGGTAAAATGACCGACCTAAATACAGGCGATGCAATTTGCCCCGACCTGTTAGGCGAGATTAACGCAGATGAACTTAACGCCGAATTAATGGAGTTCGCAGCCGAAATAGCATGAAACACCGCAGCATATCACACACAGCAATCCCATCCGGATATGCCGTTAATCCCGACCCGAAAAAACATACCGCTTACTTTAATAAGTGGGCGAATTATATTCATAAAGAAGTTAAAAAGCTAAATCTAAAATCATAATGGGAGAAATAGCAGAAATGATGCTTGATGGCATATTGGATGCCAATGGAGAATATACAGGACGTAATCCGGGACATCCGGTTTATCCTAAAGGTTGGTTCGGTTCAAAATGTGCCGAAGCCGCCCGTAGAAGTCAACGTGTACGTGACCTCATGACATGTCGGGGTATTGCCGTTGGCGATGCTCAAAGGCTTGCAATTAAAGAATATGGCATATCGGTAGATTGTGACCGGCCAACTAATCACGCATGTTCTAACTGGCCTACATTTAAAGCGTTTATAAATGCGCGTGTAGGATACATTAAACCCTCAAATCTAAAATCATAATGGCAAAGCAAAAATCCGAAGTCGCTGAAATAATCACCGACCTAATCCTAATCCAACCACTAAACGAAGTCGTTGCAAACTCCGGCCTCGAAAAAACAAAAGCCGAAAAGTACGCACTTGGTTACGCGCCCTTAATGCGCGAAGTAATCGAACAATCTGACCTGCTCAAAGGATTGGATAAAACCAAACCCGAAGATGCCGCCAAAGCAAAACGCATATCGCTTGATTTGGGAAAGATATGCAGCCGGTTAACCACTAAGAAAAAAGAAGATAAGGACACGTTATTAATTGAAACGCGTCTTATTGACGGGTTGTTTAATGTGGCTGAATCAACTGCGCGGTTAACGCAAAAAGAGGCTGACAAAATAGTTGATTACCTCGCTAACATCGAACGGGAACGCCTCGCTGCATTGGCTGATACGCGCCGTGCTGAACTTGAATCGTATGGGGCTGATACCTCATACCTACCCCTTGACATTATGGGTGATGAACAATATGCGCGTTGCCTGGAATCGGCGCAACTGGCATTTGAAGCGCGTAGGATTACAGCGGAAAAATTGGAGGCTGATAGGTTACAGGCGATTAAGGACGCGGAATTAGCTGAACTGGAACGCCAACGAATTGAGGCAGAACGTGTCGAGGCTGAAAGGTTGGAGGCAATTCGTATGCGGGAGGAATTGGCAGCTAAGGAACAGGAATTGGTGAAAGAACGCCAACAACGCGCCGCCGAAGCTGAAAAACTTGCTAAGGAAAACGAAGCTAAGTTAGCCCAACAAAAACGCCTTGCTGAAATCGAAAGCAAAAAACAGGCTGAAATACTTGCTAAACAAAAGGCCGAAACTGAAAAACTTGCTAAGGAACTACAGGCCAAAAAAGATGCCAAGCAAAAAGAACTGGAAGCGAAGCGCCTTGCTCAACTTGCCCCAGATAAGGACAAGATAAACGCGTTGTACCTTTCGCTTAAAAACCTGGCTATGCCGGATTTTACCAGTTTTGAATGTCAGGTTATCGGCACCCAAGTTCTAAACAAAATTTCTCACATACTTTCTTACATCAAAGAGGAAAGTAAAAAATTATCATAATGGATTTAAATATTACATGTCAAGATGCTTCGATTTCATCTACTCGCGGATCGAGCCAATTAAATGTATACCTTACAGATATACACGAAAACGATTTATTGTCAACTGAAAATTTCCAACAAATAGGCATTGATAAATTTGTTGGCGAATTTGGTGCTGAAAATGTTTTAGCCCATTTGAAAGAACTATATCCTGAACTATTTTAAAACTCAAAATTATGGCAGAGCAATTAACCCACTGGAAAAAGAATAACGACCCCCGTTATGTTTCCGGTGAAGATTTAAAAGACGGGGAATCTATCGGCAAGGGATTAAGGCCGGAAATGTTAGTTACAATATCTCACTTTGAAGATACTGAGACATTCGACCAAACAAAACAGGCAAAAGTAGTAAAAACCGGGTTTTGGCTTAAAGAATATCCTTCCGGAAAGCCTGTTTATAAGCCGGTTATTCTAAACAATACCAACGCGGCATTTTGCATAAAAGAGTTTGCAAGTCAATTCATGGAACACTGGTTAAATAAACCACTTATTCTTTGGGCGCAACCCGATAAGCGTCATGGCCACGTTGCCAGGTTCAAAAAATACTATCCACCGGCGCAAGTTAGCGACACAAGCGCAATAGCTAAACTAAACGCAGCCGAAAAGACAAGTGAGGCGCTTAATGCTGTTTGGGGCGAACTATCTGCGGAGGAAAAAAAATTGCCGTCTGTTTTGGCGGTAGTGAATAAATTGAAAGGGGAATTGAAATGAGAGAAATAGAATTTAGGGGATTAAATAAAAATGCTGAATTTGTATACGGTAACTTGTTATCTGAATATGCTATAGGCAAATGGGGTAATTCTGACCACTATTCATATATCGAAGTTTCATCGATTACAATCGGACAATATATTGGCATTAAAGACATTTTCGGCAATAAAATTTATGAGGGTGATTTAATTAGAGTACAACACGAAGATGGTCGTCTAACATGGCCAAAAATATATACAGATATTGGATATGTTATGTTTACCGACCGTGGTTCATTCGCTATAAAAGTAAATAAGACAGAATCTAAAAAAGAATTTTATATAGCATTTAATCCGCAAAGAACATTTGAAATAATAGGCAATATTTATCAACCAAAACAAACAATTTAACCACGGATCGTCATGAAAACACAACTCCAACTACCCGGCATAATCGCCCACTTCGAACTTGAACAAGGCAGCGAAGACTGGCACAGAATCCGTTACGGAAAAGTCGGTGGCGTACTTGCCAAGTCATTATTAGGCAAACCCGAAACACTAATCAACGAAATTGGCAGCTGCTCATTGGAGCCGTTCCAATTAGAAGAAGATAGCTACGTTAACGCAGCCATGCAACGCGGTATTGACCTGGAGCCAATGCACCGGGCTGAAATGTCAAAGTATATCGCAGCTTCATTAGGCATACCCGGATTTGAATTACTACAATGTGGTTGGCTGCAGTCTACCGTTATACCTATATTAGGCATTTCTCCCGATGGTATTTCGGCAGATTTAACCATCCAGTTTGAGGGCAAATGCCCTGGCAAAAACAAGCATGCTGCAACGCTTTACGGTGGGGTTATTCCTGATGATAATATCGAACAGTGTTTACATGCGTTTACCGTTAACCCATTGCTTGAGCGCCTTTATTTCGGCTCATTCCGGCCTGAATGTGAATATCCGTTGTTTCCTAAGTGCATGACGCGGGATACGATTGTAGACTTGGGAACGAAAGCGAAGCCGGTTTGTAAGCCCGTTAGTGAATGGGTGAGTATTATGCAATCGGCGGCTATTGTTTTGCAGGAGAATGTGAAGATTTATAATGAAAACTTAAGGAAAATTTAACAATGGCAAAGATATTTTACTACGACACGGAAACTACTGGTGTTAAGCATTGGAAAAATGGGATACATCAAATATCCGGCGCGATTGAGATTGACGGCGAAATAAAAGAATACTTCGATTTTAAAATACAGCCTTATAAAGATGCTGTAATTGAAGATGAAGCGTTGGCTATATCGGGTATTACCCGCGAAGATATTGCGGGGTATATGACGTTTGCTGATGGGTATAGGGCTATGCTAAAACTTATCTTAAAGTATGTTGACCGCTTTAATAAAAAGGATAAGTTTTTCCTTTGCGGATACAATAACGCGTCATTTGATAACTCATTTTTCCGCGCGTTTTTTGTTCAAAACCTTGATAACTATTTCGGTAGTTATTTTTGGTCAAGCACACTGGATGCTATGATTTTGGCCGGTCAAAAATTAATGAATGAACGTCATTTAATGATTGACTTTAAACAGTCAACGGTCGCAAAATATTTAGGCATCGAGGTTGACGAAACCAAATTGCACGATGCTGAATATGACGTTAATTTGCTTATACAGATTTACAAAATAGTTGCGTAATTATTAGGCTTTTAGCAAACAATTTCTTATATTTATAAACCGGCCGGACAGCGGGATTAAGAAATTTTAAAGCCTTTATTTGGGGGATTGTCTGTCCGGCATGAACCCAGTAAAGGCATTTTTATTTAAAAAACAAATCAAAATGAAAAAAACAGAACGCCCTACAGACAGAACAATTAGCCTAAATATTAGGAATTGCATTACTGTCGATTTGCCTGATGGCGAATTAGATGAGGTTATAGACGAAGCGCAAGACTTGTGTAGTCAGTCATATGACGCAGGTTATAACTTAGGAATGGTTGATGGCGCACTTGAATATGAAAGCGACAACCCGCCAATTAATGAGGAAAAAAGCAATTCTGAATATGTTGTAAAATCATTTTCAGAATGCAAAACCCTCGAAGATTTTACCAATGTTTTTAACGAAATCAGAAACTTCTCTTACCGATTCATGTAATGGCCAAAAAACCCACAACCCAAAATCCAACATTCAGCGTTCAACAATCCACGCTGAATAAGGCCCTTTCAATATGCGGAAAGGCATTAAGTGATAACAAAATATTGCCGGTTTACGAGATGTTCCTGTTCGCAATATCCCCCGGTAAACTTGATGTTTCCGCTTGCGACGGTAGAATTATCATATCCACCGCAATCGAAATTCAGTCCCGAATTGATATGAAAATCTGCATACCAGGGCGCAAAATCGCAGATTATATTGCCAAATCAGCAAACGAAATACTACTGTTTGAGATTGAAACGCATATCGTACCGGAATCACGCGAAACGGTAATTCATCCAAATACCGGCAACGAGCATGAAGTAGTTACGCCTGAACAGGTTAGTTTTTCATTATTGGTAAAGGGTACATCTGGAAAATGCACCATACCCATTGAATTAGGAGACGACTTCCCCCGACTTACTAATACCGACGCAAAAGAGTTTCAACTCGATGCTGAAATTTTCCTGACCATGTTAAACAAAACAATGTTCGCAATTTCGGAGGACCAGTTAAGGCCATCTGCAACCGGGCTAAATATCCGAATTGAGCCGCAAAAGGTGACCGCTACGGCACTTGACTTTAATATGGTGTCTACATATGCGGCCCCATCAAATCTTGACTTTGAGGCCAATTTTATAATACCTAAAAAGGCATTGCAGCAAATACAGGCACTGGCCCCAACCGGATTACTTACAATGGCTGTTTCAAATTCGGCATTGTCTGTTAGTTGGGGGTTAATTTCGCTTACCGCATTGTTGATTGACGAAAAATATCCTGACTACTTATCGATAACGCCGGTTGACAATCACATCGACTTCGTTACTTCGCGCGCATCGCTGATTGTTGCCGTAAAAAGGGTTTTACCATTTGCGGATATTGGCAAATTGGTAAAACTTCACGTATCAGTCGAATCGCTATTACTTACCGCCGAAAACCTCGACTATTCGGAAGAAGCTACCGAAATCATACCGGGCGCCTTGGCTAATGGTGAGCCAATATTAATCGGTGCAAACGGAGAATATCTGCTTGATATACTCAACTCAATATCAACTGATGAAGTTTGGTTTTCATTCAGCACACCGAAAAGAGCGATGATCGTTACAGATGGGGCAAGGCATGTCAATCCGGGTAAAGAGAATATAATTATTTTAATGCCTTTATTTATTGCGGAATGATGAACTATACCGACTTACTCGAAAACAAAAAGGTAAAGTCAATTCCAACTGGTTTTGATATACCGATCGAATCGCTTAACTTATTGTTAAAAGACTTCCAAAAGTTCAGCGTACAAAAGGCGCTTAAATTTGGCAGGTTTGGCCTATTTCAGCCTCCAGGTGCAGGTAAAACTATCCAGCAACTTGAATGGGGTACACAGGTAGCGAAATACACGGGAATGCCTGTTTTATTACTTGCGCCGCTTGCGGTAATTGGTCAAACAATCGAAGAAGAGGCACCAAAGTTTGGCTATGAAGTACGCGAATTACGGAAAGGAATTAGCGCAGATGACCTAAAGGAATGCCATATTTGGGCAATTAATTACGACTCGCTTCACCTGTACTTGCACCTGATATCCGAATTCTCAGGCGTAATACTCGACGAAAGCAGCATCCTTAAAAACTTCACCGGCGAAACTAAGAAGTTTTTAATGGAAACATTTGCAAAAACGCCTTTCAAACTACCATGCAGCGCAACGCCATCGCCAAACGACCTTAATGAATACGGCAATCACTCCGAATTTTTAGGTGTATTGGATAGCCAGGATATGCGTTCTAAATGGTTTGTACGAGATGAGGGAATGAATAACTATAGGCTGAAAGGACACGCTAAAGAGTCATTCTATGCGTGGTTATCGACGTGGTGTATCATGTTTGACCATCCGCGAGATATTGGGTTTGATACGCCCGGATATGACTTACCACCATTGAACTACATCGAACGCCAAATAAAAACCAAAGCCAGGGCCGGAAAGATGTTTAACGATGTCGCCGTTGATGCTACATCATTCAGCCGTGAGTTGAAAATGACTAAGGTTGAGCGATTGGCCGAAGTTGCCGAAATTGTCAACAATTCAACTGAAACGTTTTGCATTTGGGTTACACTCGACAGCGAGGCCGAAGATTTGTTAAAGTTAATTCCCGGATCTGTAAATGTTACAGGCAGCGACAAAAAGGATATAAAGCGGCAGGGGTTCAGCGATTTCAGTAAGGGTAAAATACGTGTCTTGATAACAAAAACTAAGTTGGCTCAATATGGACTTAATTGGCAGCATTGTCACAATACGATATTTGCCAGTTTCAACTTCTCATTCGAGGCGTTATACCAAGCTATTCGCCGATTCCTCCGCTTCGGCCAATTACACGCAGTCAACTGTTGGCTGATGACTACTGACACAATGCAAAATGTACTCCAAAACATCCAAATGAAAGAAAAACAACATAACGAAAGCATCCGCGAAGTATCGAAAGCTATCAACGGAAAAACATACGGCCTTTTAGATACCTACCAATTCAAAGAGGTTAAAACGCCGCATATGTGGCTAATGAAAGGAGATAGCGCAATTGAGTTAAAGCGGTTATCTGATAATTCAGTTGATTTTATTATTTTTTCACCTCCGTTTAAGTCGCTATTTACCTACAGTAATTACATTCACGATTTAGGCAACAACGATGACGATGCGGCATTTTGGGAACAGTACAAGTTTATCATTCAGGAATGTTACCGAGTGCTTAAGCCCGGCCGAATTATGGCATGCCATACTAAGGACCTGGGCGTTTATAAAAACTCAAGCGGTTATACCGGTATGGATAATTTTAGCGATGAACACACGATGTTTATTCAGAATTGTCTTGCTATCGACCTGATAAAAGAGGATATAAAAAACACGGCACAATGGAATGCAATGCAAGAATTGGCGGATAGTTGCCCTAATGCGGATTTTGGCGATATGTGGCAACAAATAAGTGACCGTGGCAATATTATTGCCGAAGAACTTAAACAGCACGAAAGTGTTGGTTTTAAACTTCACAGCAAAACAACGATATGGTGTGACCCTGTACTGGAGATGCAGCGCACAAAAACACAGCGGTTACTGTATAAAACACTTACCTCAAATTCAGTTCTATCCGGCTACGGTATGGCAGAATATATGCGGTACTTCAAAAAGTGGGATGGAACCGACGAAAGCAATTGGGAGCCTGTTAATCATTTAACAAAACAAAACATCCCGCTTGACTTGTGGCAAAAATGGGCTTCACCCGTATGGATGGATATTAAACGTACCGATGTTTTGAACGGTAAGGCCGGGACAGATATGGGCGATGAAAAGCATATAGCAAACCTGCAACTTGAAGTTATTCATAGGCCTATGCAGATGTTTAGCAATCCTGGAGATACTGTTTTAACACCATTTTTAGGTACTGGCAGCGAGGCGTATGTTTCGATTAATAACGGCAGGTTTGCAGTGGGTTGCGAGTTAAAAGATTCGTATTACAACGAGGCTGTTAAGAATTGCAATAACGCGGCAATGACGAAAAGGCAGGGTAGTTTGTTTGAAACAGGACAATATTAACGATGGAAACATTCTACAAATGGTACACGCGAAAAGGCCAAAACATACCCGTACGCGGTGCGATAATCGAGGACTTTGTTTGCGATATGCCATATAAAGAAATAATGGCAAAGCACGGAATTAGTAAAGATTATTTGTATCGGACAATAAGGATATACTATCAAAAACCATCGTTTAACATCACATTACAATCGGCTGTATGATTACCATTTACCCCAACTTCTACACGATGACACCGTTTTACGTGCCCATAGATACCGCGTTGGCACGTATTCGTAATGGCAAATCTGAACAGTTGGTAAAACACTGCCAGGCTCAAACAGATGTTAAGGCATATTCATCCGCCAAAAAGAAGCTACCGTGCATTATTTTTGGCGGCGAATTTAAGGAACGGGCAATTAATGGGCTGATTAGACATAGCGGGTATATTTGTTTGGATTTTGATAAATTACCCGATTTTGATACTATGCAATTGTGGCGTGATAACCTGGAATCGGATGAGTATACTTATTGCGTTTTTACCAGTCCTTCCGGTATGGGCTTAAAGTGCATTGTCAAGATACCTCCAACCGATTACAAGGGTCATAAGGCATATTTTCGCGCACTACAGGCATACTACGACTGCCAATATTTCGACGTTAATATGTTCGATGTGTCTCGTATCTGCTTTGAATCGTTCGACCCTGAATTACAGATTAATCCCGGTTCACGAATTTGGGAGGGGCAAATATTCGACCCTGAGCCGGTTAAGATTGAGTATAACAAAGCAAGCCTGAGCGAAATTGAAACAGCACGCCGGTTAATGGTTTGGGCTGATAGGAAATTCCCAATTGTCGCCGGGGCAAGGAACGCTAATTTATACCGGCTTTGCTGTAGTTTTAATGACTTTGGAATTGATAAAGAACATGCGCTTAGTTTGGTATCAGCATTTCAGGCTGATGACTTTAGGTTGCAAGAGATTAAGGTAACGCTGAATAGTGCGTACAGGAAAGTTAATAAATTTGGGAGTTTAAAATTTTGATATTATGAAAACACACTCATTAAAAACAATTCAGCCATATTTTGGCATGATATTTTCAAAACAAAAAACATTTGAACTACGAAAAAATGACAGAGATTTCCATGTAGGAGATATTCTATTGTTAAAAGAATATGAACCATTACCGGATTTAATAGAGGGTAAAGGCAGATTTACAGGACGTTTCTTAAAAAGAAAGGTGACATCTTTACTTACTGGTTTTAAGGGTATCGAAAATGGCTATTGTATCATGTCAATTTCAGATGTTTTATGATAACCCCATACCCCGACCAAATCGAATTTACCAATAAAATAATTGGGATTGTAGAAATAAATTGTATATTTATATATCGCTAACGGCCATTAGCTAACAAAGTATTTATAGCCTGTTTTGGGTGATCTCGTGGCCGCGAGTGATCCCGGAACAGGTTTTTTTATCCCTGTTAATATGGATGAATTTAAACTATCTACTAAGCAACAAACATTTTTAGACCATGTAATTAACGGCGAAAATATATTTTTGACCGGAAAAGCAGGGACCGGTAAAAGTCACATCGTTAACGTTGCCATAGATTTACTTAAGCGTAAAGGAAAAAATGTAGTTGCTATTGCCCCCACAGGAATTGCAGCCACAAACGTAAACGGACAAACAATACATAGCATGTTTTCGTTACGCCCGTTTGGTGTGCTTGGTTTTTCGGATTGCAATTTTATAAAATCAGAAAAACGACGAATGTTACAAGCAATTGACACTATTTTTATAGATGAAATATCAATGCTTCGCCCTGATATTTTAGACGCCATGCACTGGACATTAATAAAAAATGGGTGCAAGGGATTATCCGCAATGCAAATAATATTTATTGGCGATTTAAAACAATTACCAGCTGTGTTAAATGATAATACCCGCAGTATTTTATATCAGTCATACTATGGTGAGGAATTTTTTCACGCTTGCATATATGAAGATTTAAAACCCGTCACAATTGAACTTGACGAGGTTTTAAGGCAAACAGATACCGAATTTATTACACACCTCAACCTAATAAGGGAGGGAACAAAAAGCCCTTATTTTAAAAAGTTTGTATCTAAGGAAATAAAAGAAGGTATAATATTAGCCCCGCATAACTCCACCGTTTCAAAGTATAATCACGATGGATTAGCGAAACTTACCGGCGAAGAATATGTGTTTACTGCCAATGTTTCAGGGAATGCAAAGGCCGACGAATTTAATATTGACAATATTATAAAAGTCAAGCACGGTGCTAAAATAATGTACCTTGCAAATTCAAAAAACAATAATCTGATTAACGGTACACTTGGAACTTTTATAGTTCATTCCGATCAATATTTTATATCAGTAGGAGGTGTTGAATACGCTTTAGCGCCTGTCGAATTTTCAAAATATGAATATGTGCTTAGTGACGACAAAAAAAGCCTTGAACTTAAAAAATTAGGCAGTATTGAACAGTACCCCATTCGTTTAGCATACGCTTTATCAATTCATAAAAGCCAGGGATTGACATTTGACAAGGTAAATATTGATTTATCATTGCCATGCTTTAGTAAAGGTCAATTATATGTTGCTTTGAGCAGGGTACGTACACCAGATGGATTAACTATACTTGTAAACAGATAGGTATGGCTAAGAAACTAAAAATAATTTCAGACAGCGAGGAACTACCCAAAACAA